AATTATTGCAGATTTTCATCGCAAACAACAAAAAGCTATAGCAGAAAAAGGTGCAGCAGCTGGACAAGATTATCAACGAGTAGTAGATGCATATCAAGCATGCGCAGAGGATTTATCTGAATCATTGAAAAGTATACCAGAAGCAACATTGCAAGATATATTTAAAAATGGCACGGTATTTGCAAACATGGAAATAATTTATCCGGCAACTAAAAATGTAATTGCATATGATAAAGCCCATTTACAATTTCATAATCTAGTTGAATATGATGCAAACGGCAAAGCTGTACAAACAGACTTAACTGGAGGCGCTATGATGCAAAAAATTATTCAAGATGCAAATGCACATATGCAAAAAACATTTTCATTTATTCCACCGCAACGAATTAAATTAGGACGGGTATATGATTTTGAAGATCAACAAGCAGCATTCTTTAACGAGATTAATCAATTGCAACGCAAATTTAATCTTAAGGACACTGACTTAATAAGTGAATATCATAAAGCTTGGTGGAGAGATGTAATTCAAACCAAAGCAAAACAAATGGGATATGAAATTCCAGAAGATGTTTTAAATACCTTAATGTATCGTTGGGCATTTAATAATAAATCAACAAATATTTCAATATTGAAAAAACAAATTGATAATCCGGGATTTTTAAATTGGGTTGCTGAATTTGATAAAAAGGATTTTAAAGGATTCCAAAAAGAAAACTTAGAACCATTTGAAACAATATTTTTAAGACTCGGAGTATTGGTATTACAGAATGCAACTAATTATTTAGCAGCAAATCCAGATACCACAGTTCAAGATATTAAGTCAGAATTAACTCAACTTATTCGTGATTTACAAGCAAAGGGAGATCCTGCGGTATTGAAACAATTAGAAATGCAATTAAAACGAATACAACGACTAGGCGGGTTTGATGCAATCGTACCAACAGAGGGAATTGTATTTACATTCCAAGGTAATACATATAAAATGACAGGTGCATTTGCTCCAATCAATCAAATTTTAGGCACGCTAAAGTACGCAAGGTAATATTTATATAAAAGTAATAGGTAAAAGACAAATGGCAAAACAGTATAAAAAACCAGAAAATACAAAATACAAATCTCGTAAAGACTTAAAAGACTATACGATGGATGACAAAGATGGAGGATTGAATCCAAAATCATCAGGTGAAAAACTTCCTAATTTATTACGTAAAACTGATAAAGAAGTTATTGACGATGGAACGTATGATGTTAAATGGAATGCTGACGATCGTTTATATAAAGATTTAGAAGCTGGCGAGTATGATTCTAAAACTGCTTTAAAACGTCTTAAGAAACGTCAAGATACCGATGAAAAACTAAGTAAAGATCAATTAAAAGATAAAATTGAAAATTTAACTAGAGAACAAAAAGAACGCATCGTTAGAGAATATGTTCGTAGAAAAATTGAACATATACTAATTGAGCAAACTGCTCCAGAAGAAGAACCAGTAGCTCCAGAAGAGCCAGTAGTTCCGGAACCAACTGTAGATCCAGCTGCAGCTGCAGCACCAACTGATCCAGCCGCAGCAATGCCAGCCGCACCAATGCCAACTGATATGCCTGCCGAAGCACCAGTAGACCCAGCAGCAGAAGTTCCAGCACCAGCAGCAGCACCGGAAGCACCAGTAGACCCGGCAGCAGCTCCCGAGGCTGAAATGTCACCAGAAACTAAAGAAGCATTAGCAGTTGAAAAATTTGTAGCACATTTACAAAAAGAAGGCGGAAATATTGCTCGTATCAAAACATTGGCAAAAGTAATTAACCAATCAATGAATGAAGCTGAACCAGAAGATAAAATGAATTTCTTTAAATTGCTTCGTCAGTTTGCAATTAAGAAAATCGCAACAGTAGAATAAATTAATAAAAAAAGTTATGTCAAAAAAGTTACAAAATGTCAAAGCAGTCCGCGAAATGCTGGAGGGAACACATAAGTTCCAGACCAAGAAAACAACAGGGTTTTCTGACGCTGATGCTACTTCGAAGAAAAACGAACGACACGATGTTGGTGATGTGTGGGAAGAGAAAGATCCAACTTCTGGATTAATATACATAGTCGAACAGCGAGACGGCTTTCGTGTCCGTAAAACAAAAAACTCAGATGAATTACAAGGTGTACGGGAGGAATTAAGGTCATTTAAAAATTGCCCTAAAGAATTCTGTACTTGTAATACTCCTAATCATCTAGACGAGAAGATGAGAAAATTCCACGCAATGTGTTTTGATTGTGTAATTGATATGGAACATCAGATGAAAAAAGATGGAACATATGAAGAGTATGAACAAAACCGAGTTCGTGCAAATGCATTAGCTTGGCTAAAAGAAGCAGAATCAGATATCACACTACTTAAAGATGTTTATACAAATGCAACTCAATTTGTAACTAATTCAACAGGCGATGTAGAAACTTGGTCTGCAAAAATGACACCGGAAGAATTCGAAGAAAAAATACAAGCCGGCTTCGAAAAATATAAAGAAAATTTCTTAAAAAACTTAAATGGAGAAAACAATGAAAATGATTAAAAAGTATTGGGCTGTTATCGTAGGAGTCGTAGCAGCAGTATTAGGATTAATTTGGATAACAAAAGCATCATCCGCAAAAAAACAAAGTGACTTAAATAAAAAAATTAAGTCAAATGAAAAACAAGTTGATGTTTTAGCTGGTAAAGTTGAAGTAATTGAAGACCAGCGAGTTGCCGTTAAAACTGAGATTAAAGCAGAAAAAGAAGTAATAGCAGACTTAAAACAACAAAAAGAAACCATTAAGCCAGCAACGAGACCAATCACTGCAGCCAAACAAAATATACTAGATAAGACATCTCGCAACAAGAAAAAGAAATAATGAGAATATTACTACTCATATTATTGTTTCCATTTTTGGCAACTAGTCAAACAGTTGATACATGTTTTACGGCAGAACAAATACAAGATATATCTTATACCTTAGATTCGCTGTATCAGTTAAATGATATCAATGACAGTATTATAGCACATCAGACTAAATTAATTGGGCAACAAGATCATTTAATTAATTTGGATTCATTGCAATTAGATTATAAAACAAAACAAGTTGCATTGCTACAAGATAATATTTCACTGTATATAGAACGAGAAAAACAATTTAAACCAAAATGGTACAATGCAAAATCAATTTGGTACGGCCTAGGAATTGCAACATCTATATTAATATTTGAAATTGTAAAATAATGGCACAACCAAACATAAGACAAATCATTCAGCAACAATATATGGCGTGTGCTAAAGACCCAGTCTTTTTTATGCGAAATTATTGTTACATTCAACATCCTAAACGAGGAAAGATTAAATTTAATTTATTCGATTTTCAGGAAGATACATTAACTGAATTAAGAGATAACCGATACAATGTTATTTTGAAATCACGTCAGTTAGGAATATCAACGTTGTCTGCAGGATTTGCTTTATGGAGTATGTTGTTCAACGAAGACTTTAATACCCTAGTTATTGCAACCACACAAGAAGTAGCCAAAAACTTGGTTACTAAAGTACGTGTCATGCACGATAATCTTCCAAGTTGGCTAAAGGGTACAATTGAGGCTGACAATAAATTATCATTGAAATTTAAAAATGGCTCACAAATCAAAGCAGTATCATCATCATCTACTGGTGCACGTTCTGAAGCATTATCATTATTAATCGTAGATGAGGCTGCGTTTATTCGCAACATCGAAGAGATATGGATTGCATCACAAGCAACACTATCAACAGGTGGTGGGGCTATCGTATTGTCTACTCCTAATGGTATTGGTAACTGGTTTCATCAAACTTGGGCCGATGCCGAAGCAGAAACAAATGGTTTCCATACCATTCGTTTGCATTGGGAAGTACATCCAGAACGAGATCAATCATGGAGAGATGAACAGACTCAGTTACTAGGTGACCGAGGCGCTGCACAGGAATGTGATTGCGATTTTGTGTCATCTGGCCATACTGTAATAGAAGGCTCTATACTACAAAAATTTGAGTTACGATGCGAAGATCCAATTGAAAAAAGAGGATTTGATAATGGATATTGGGTATGGGAATATCCTGACTATTCCAGAGACTATATAGTTGTAGCTGACGTTGCCCGTGGTGACTCTGCTGACTGGTCCGCATTCCATGTTATTGATGTTTTGGATATAAAGCAGGTTGCTGAGTATAAAGGCAAGATACCACCAAAAGAATTTGGTAACATGTTAGTAACCGTTGCAACAGAATGGAACAATGCTTTACTGGCAATTGAAAATGCAAACATTGGTTGGGCAGCAATACAGCCGGCCTTAGATAGAGGATATCAAAATCTACATTATACATATAAAGACGATGGTTATACAGATGCCGATGTTCAATTGAAAAAAGGTTATGACATGAAAGACAAATCACAAATGGTACCGGGTGTAACAACATCATCCCGAACTAGACCATTAATGATTTCAGCTTTAGAAATGTATATGCGTGAAGGAACTCCTATTATACGCAGTAAACGACTCATACAAGAACTATTTGTATTCATATGGTTAAATGGCAAAGCTCAATCACAAAATGGTTACAATGATGATTTAGTAATGTCTTTTTGTATTGGGCTGTGGCTACGTGACACATCTTTAAAACTCAGACAACAAGGAATCAATCTAAGTAAACAAGCCCTAGGGCAGTTTCAAAAGACTACATCTGTAATTTATACTGGGAATCAAAATCAACAAGATACCGGTTGGACGTGGAATAATGGCGGAGAAGATGAAAGTTTAACTTGGCTTATCAAGTAAAAAATTGCATTGATCTTTAATTAGTTATATTTATAATAAAGAAAATATGGCGTCATTAAGAAAACGTTTACAGAATTTATTTAGTACCAATGTCATTGTTAGGGCATATGGTAAAGATCAACTTCGTGTAGTTGATACAAATAGACTACAAGGTGTAGGAAATTTAGGTCAGAGTAAAATAGCTGATAGATATACTAGATTGCATG